GACCAACTACCATCTTCATTTTGTTTCCATATTTTCTTAAATGGAATTGTAATATTTATTGTTTCATTTTTCATAACTCATCAATTTCTTTTTCAATCTGATCTTTCTCCTTATATAAAACATCCAATAATTTGTTTTGACATCTGCTAGGAACTTCAATATCACTTAAATATCTATCAACCGCCACGATTTTAAAACTATAAAGCAATTTTTTATTTTCTAATCGACTGATTGCTTCTTTAATTTTTTCTAAATCTTCATTCAGTTTAACTGCTTTTTTCATTGTTTCTTTATTCATAAATCATCAATTTTTCTAAGAATTATTATCAATATCCACATCAGAATTGCCACTCCTATAAGTATTATTGCCTTCATCTGTAATCTGATTAAAAAGTTCTTTAATTATAATCTCTACCTGCCAATCCTCAAACCAAATATGCCACTTCAACGGCTTAAACGACCAAAACATCTTATTATAAAAACCTTCGACATCAAAATTATGCCACATTCTACCCGGATTGCCTTCTTGTATCATTCGTACATTATATCTGTGTTTTGCATCTAATACCTGATCCAAAAAATTATAAACTTTATTTTTTCTTATGCCATAATATATTAAACCTAATAACAACACAATTAAAAAAATAACCACAAACGTATCCATAATTTACTCCTCCTGATTGTTTGTTTTATGATATTTATTTTCATTGTCTCTTTCTAACATACCAAATGCAACCAATGCGTAAAGTGCTATACTTATTATAGTATTCAACGATCTGATTTCTCTCTCCGGCCATCTCTCTTTCGGAATATCTTGATGCGGCTGAAGACCTTCTATTTCACGAATAACCTGTCCAACAATACCACTGGCTGTATCCGGCCACTGTCCAGTATGATAAATTACTGCAAGTGTGATTGTATAAACTGTTCTCTTGTTCTTGCCTTCAAACAGTTTAAACATATTCTTATTACGATTCTTTTTTCTCTCCTTAACCCAATAAGACTCGGCCATTTTAACTTTTTTCTCGAACTCCTCTTCACTCTCGTAAAATTGTGCGATCATATCAGCTTTCAAAGTAGCCGCATCATGATAAGTAGAAAGTTTCGGCAGAAGCGGTTTAAACCGATAATTACTTTTTGCAATTTGTTTCAGTTTAACCAGATTGTTCTCGTTATAGATATATCTCGGATGGCCTTTTGGCAAATTCGGATCGTGGTCTTTTGGCTCTTCTCCGTCCATCGGAAGCTCTAATGCACGAATCGTGTCCAATGTCTCCGGCTTTAATTTTTTCTTATCATATTGTGGTTTAACCATTGTACTTACTTCTGCCAACTGACTGTAAAGCTGCGATGGACGCATATCTTCATATTCAAGTGGAGGATCGAAATTTAGTTTCTTTTGTAAATCATAAACCGCATCTTTCATATTATACACGTAGAACTGGTAATTCTCCCAATCCTCGTCAGTAAAATCTTGCCATTTCTTTTCTTTACTCATTTCTAATAAGTTTAAATTTACCAATTAATTTTTGTATATTATATTCTTCAGTCTTAACACCTTCTTTAAATTTATGTAACTCAAATTCATCTTCATCCAAAGGAGTCACATAATACATATTTTGCATAATTACTCCTGATCTGAAAACTTTATGGGATATAAATCTATCTGTAATCACTGCGTGCCACGGCTCATCCTGATAATCAATGTCTTTCACTTCAACTACATCACCATAATCATATTTAAACGAATTATTAGCTTTATACGCATTCATTTCAGCTCTTTTTAATCTTTCTTCAATGTTCCAAATTCTTATTTTATCTTTTCTTTTCATAACCTATTCCCTTTATTTTGACGTTCAATATCTGATTCATTATATTCTACGAACATTTCTTCTATAACTTTCGTATTCTCACAAAAGCATCGAAATAGATGCCATTGTCCCGGTTTGATAGTAAATTCTTCTCCTTTATTCAAAGTAACTGTTTTAATATTATCAAGTTCTTCAATCTCCAAAATTAACTCACCTTCTAAAACCACGAATAAATTATATTTAGTTTCATGTCGATGCCAACTACACTGTACGTTCTTTTCAAGTTCAAGATAACTTACTGCGTGTGTTGAATCACATCGGATAAGCCACCTTTGTCCCCAAATTTTCTGTTCTCTTTTCATAGTTCATTTATGTTATACGACAAAATTAAAATAAAGTTTCAAAAACTCAAAGAAAATTTCAGAAAAAAGACCGGAGAAATAACACTAACAATTGATACGGACGTTAGATTCAACATTAGTTAATTTTAATTTATAATTCATCTCCGGTCTTTCTGACTTGCATGGCTCATTTTTAATTTCTCTATAACGTTATACGACAAAATTTCAAAAAAGTTTCACTTATTCTTCAAAAATTCTCTCCCACTTGCCGTAATCTCGTCATTTTCATTCAATAAGAATAGCCTTTTGAAGTTAGATTTTACATTCATAACCTCCTCTTTTGTTATCCCATAATCTTCTGCCAATTTTTCTATCTCAATACCTTCACTTAAATCCTGCAATAATGCTTGTTTATCTTTTTTACTGATGTAATCTTGCTCCGGCTCAAACCAAATCGTTCTACCTCTCTCGCTTACAAATTTAATCTGAAAACGTTGAAAAGTTTTACCGGCAGCACGTTGCTTGCCATGATTATCAACCCAAAACCAAGCCTCTCCTTGCATCTTACTGTCATGATCCTTCAAACGGATTTTATTATGCGCCATAGCATCCATAGCCGATGCTCCACGTAATTCACCATTTTTACCCGCATGATGTTGAATTATATGCGCCACACCCAAAGCTCTTAAATCCCGAATAAATGGATTAATTTTTTGTGACCACTCTGAATTACTATTCTCATCATCCAATCCAAAAACTGTTGAAACCGAATCAATGACAAGTAATTTATACTTCGGATGCTCTTGCAGCCACTTGATAATCTTACGCTGCTGATCTCGTTCAGACAGATCAAATTGTTTTTCTTGCTCAATTTGATAATCCGGCAAAGAAAGTATTCTAATGCCTTTACCGTTTCTCTGCTGTCCAACCCATCTGAAACCTTTCACCCGGTCAAGCATCTCACTTTTACCCATCTCTCCATCAATATATAACGTGCCTGTAGTGTTCTTCACAACCCAATTGCCAATCTTAGCTTCATCTTTATCATAATCTTTAAGACCAAGAAGATATGCAGTTAATATTGCAATAAGTGACTTACCAACACCGGCTTGTGCATACAAGAGTGTTGTCTCTCCTTGCCGGAGCCACGGGGCCATAAGCATTTTCGGCTTCTCCGGCTTCTCCTGTTCAATTTGTTCAATAGACTGGATTGACTCTTCTATATCCTTATCACTTGCATCTATATCTACATCAAAGAGTTCTGCCGCTTTCTCAATTTCACCTGTTTTGAGATAACTTTGACCTTGATCAATCTTTTGCTGCACAACCCTCTCCAATGCGTATTGTTGAGTTTCTTCTACACGCTGATCTACGTTAAACTCTTCTCTAAGAAACTCATCGCTAAGAGAAGGCATTATATCCTCATCTATTTCATCAGCGAGCTGTTGTTTAATTTTGCCTTCTCTTTTCTTTTTTATAAAAATACCTACTATATTACTCTGAGTAGCCGGAGCTTGACCATATCTATCAAAATACTCCATGCACCATTGAGCTATATAGCGTGCAGCAGTAGATTCAAAAAATGTTGGATCGAAAATGTCTCTTATTCTCTCGATATACTCATCAGATGCAACTAATCCTATAATGATTCGGCGTTCAATGCCTGTGTCTGCCATATATTAATCTTCTTTATAATCAACTATATATTTTTCAGGATGTCGGTCAATTTCTGCTTCAAATTCTTCTTCAGTAATTTGTTCTTCATACAATTGTAAATGTAATAAGTAATAATTTCTTTCTCTTTCAATATTTCTCACTACATCATTTTTGATATATTCAATATCATTATCGTTGATCTTGTCTTGACACCAAGTTACTTCTTGCAATTCTTCAAAATCATTATAAAGTTCTTCATCTTCTGTATCAACTTGCAGATAGATTTTCTCTGGAATGTTTTTCATAAAGACTATATATCTTTTAAATTTTAACTTTAAATCTTTAGATGTACATAACCACTCGCAACTTATTTAAGTTTAAATTTGAGGATTTATGATAGCATTATAAGCAAAATAAAATCGTATTAGTATACATCTTCTAAATATTTTTCGCCTAACATCCATTTAAGCTCATGAATCCTCATATTAAACTGTCTTGTAGCTTCTATCCATTCATATTCAGAAATATAATCCGCTTCTTTCTGTGCTCTCAAAAAAGATTTATGATTTTCAAGATGTTCTATCCTTTGTCTGACCGCCTCTTCTGATTTCATACTCACTCCCCTTTATTTTCTAAATATTCTTTGTATAACTTTAATTTTGTAATCAAACGTACATTGCGGCTGTACCAATCAAGAAGATCACTAACTTCATCTCTTAAATTGAACGGCTTATCATCTGAATCTCCATAAAACTTAGTAAAATCAGAAGCCGCAGACATAATAAGAAATTTGTCTTTTATTATCTCCAGTTCTTCTTCGAGTTCCTCAATTTTGGCAGCAACCTCGTGACTGCTGCCGAAATTTTGTCTCGATATAAACACGTTTGTATAAAAATCTATTCCCCAACTCATTTTTTAACATTTTTATTTCTACTTTTTTCATACTGTCCAACCCAACTGATAATATTGGATTTAATGCCTTTATCCAGTGTCCATACAAAAGCCTCTCCTCCCGGCACTGCATCAGTAAATACGTTCTCAAAATGCCAGCGATCAACCGGACTCAGAGCTGTAAGCTGCCGACAAAGAACGCCGCCGGACGTAAATTCTGGAGTAGTTTTGACAGTTTGTTTTTTGTGAAGATGCCCGTGATGCCACTCACGAAAAACAGATTTACCCCAAAGCTCTGGAAAAGACTGTGCAAGTTCATTTCCCCATGTAGTCTGCCCGGATTTTGTAATCTGATGTGTCCAGCCTACAAGTAGATTGCCCCACAACCTTGCCTTACGAGTTCTCTTTGCCTCTTCTCTCCATATATCCACATCAACATACTCATCATTCTTAAAATGCTCATAAAGTGAATACGTAAGAAACATAGAGGCAAGATAATCATGATTGCCCGGAATCCAAATTACTTCTACCGGAGCCATTGCCCGGCACTTGTATATGGATTTTGTAACAGTGATAAAAACTTTCTCGTATATTTTTGGCATCCTACCATCTACATCAAGTGGATTTCTGTTCTGCGGAGTTTCATTCTCCATATTATCTACATGAAACAAATCCTGACCTACAATATAAAAAATTTTCTCCGGCTGCCACGGATTTGCACCTTCTAACATCTCATCAATAGAATATTCATAATCCTCTGCTGCAATGCCAAGATCATAATTTCTGTATCCCGTCTCATCTATCCATGCCATTTTACCCAAATGTGCATCAAACGGAGACGCTTCAAGTGCATGGCCTGTTTTACGGCGATAATGTGGTAGTTTATTAATATACTGAAACTTCGGCACTTGCTTTATATAATTCTCGAATCCTTCTATAAGCTCTGCATGTTTGTTTCTTGCAAGTGTAACAGAGATAGAGTAATTCTTTGTTCTGATCCACTGATTCTTTCGAATTGCGTGTCCATCCATCACACCTTGATCGAATTTCAAATCCTGATCCCTGTATTTTGATGAAACATCCCACGCAGAAATTTTATATTTTTCTACAACCCACTTCTTTCTATCCACACCACATTCGGTGAGAAATTCATTAAGCACTTTATCTTTATCCTCACTATCAGATGGATAGTTTGGAGAAGATATAGTGCCTTTGCCATCTTTCGTTTCTTCAAATGTATAATCAAACTGTTTTTGCCTTTGCTCTTCGTTCTCAGAAAAGCGATAATCATGGTAATTATTTGCCGGACACTGTCTGTGTCGCCACATCTGAGTGCCATCTCTTTCTTTGCCGTCACGATATACTCGCTGATCTGATCCACATTTCTTACATCTCATAATCATTTATTTTCGTTCGACTTATGTTTTTTAAATTGATTAAGTAAAGCTATTATTTTAAATCTATAATAAGCATTATCATTTACTGCATAATCAAGAAAATCTATTACATCTTTATCACTCCACTTCGGCTTATTTTCCTCAACATATTGATGAGCGTTTTTCTCTTCAAAAAAGATTTTCTTATTATCATCATCAGAAAAAATATCCAACTTATTCAAAGATGTTTTCATAATCGACCAATCACGGCCAATATAATACAGTTTTTCATTTTTATCATAAATCTTGTATCCATCTTCAGTTTTTAGAATGTGCTCACTCACTTTCTCGAAAAACTCCGGCCATTGTTCTGGCTCATCAACATTAAATTCATCAAATAAATCAACGCCTCTCCAAATATCTCCAATATTTACATCATCTTCGTCACCTGGCCATAACTTTTTTATTCTCCATTTACTCATAATTATTTCTCCTTATTTAATAATTTTATTCAATTTCCAATGTTCACAACTATCATCTTCATCTACTTTATTTTTATATTCTTCTGATTTAGGATTAAAACATCGTCCATAAGGACGTTCTGTTCCATCCGGTGCAATTCTATAATCTTCATAATCATAATACTTACAATTCCAACAATTCATAATTATTCCTCCTTGTTCATTACTTGTTTTGATTGCATTTCATTAATTACTTTTAATAACATATTCCTATACTGTCTCATAGATTGATAAGTAATAGCAATACTATCATCTTTTATGATTTCTTTTAATTTATTGAGTTCTTTCATAGCAAATATTTTATAATTAAATACATACCTCCTATAAACCACATTACTGCTAATACAATATTATATTTGTCATTAGAGGTTCTTTTTTGATCATCACCATTGAAAAAATCATCACCTAAATCTTCAAAATTCATAATTATTCCTCCTTGTTCATTAATTGTTTAATACTACGAATTGGAGCTTGTACTCCCTTACCTTGTTTTCCAACTTTAGTTGAATTTGGTACTGCGTTCAAATGCCAACGCCTTCGCCTTCTGTTTGGATATTGATGATAAATATTACCTCTGACATTCCAAACACTGCCTATAAACGGCTGATTCTTATTTTCTACCATAATATATAAATTTTATCATTCTACAATCGGTGCTTGACCACTGCCATCACATACTGAACACTCCATATAATCCAATCCATCCCAAAATTCACCTTCTCCATCGCATTTCCAACATTTCTCAAACTTGCCATTATAGTAAATATCCAATAGATCATACAGTTCATTTATAATTTTACCTGTTTCTTCAGACCATCTACGATTTCTGTATCTGCCTTCACTGTTATCATTAAACAAACACCACATCTCACTTATCTCAAAATCTTTTTGATCTTCAGTAAGCTGTCCTATCCTGCTTTTTATTATCCTCTCTAAATCCATCGTTTTATAACTTTTTAAATCTGTTTCTCCTATAATTTTCTTCTCTGTGCTGATGATACTTCTTTTTTGCACGATTGCCGGACAATCCTTTCTTCACCCACTTCCAAGTTTTACCATCTACTTTATACCAATATCCTTTCTTCTCTCTATCGGATTGTTTGTTAATCGCTTGTTTAACTTTCTGCTGATCGCCTTGACCTTGTGGCTCGATAAATGTACTCTGGTTGTTTAAATAAAACATACTTTCAGTTTAAGTTTTTGACTCAAATTTTAATTAACATGATTCACAAATTAAGTTGTGTTTAATTCGTGATTCGCAAATCACGAAAACGGAGAATGCTGAGAAAAACAAAGATCATCCACGTAAATATCTCCATAATCTTTCTCAAACATATAAGACGGACGAGATAAATCACCATGTAAATTCTCCCACTCTTCTTTATAACGCAAACTATTCAATCCACCTTTCTTATTTTCTACCATCTGCCAAAATTCTCCATGCGATATATACCGACCATATTCATCGTAAATATTGCAACGATCTATAAAATCTACAATCTCATCCTTGTCCTTGTTAAAATACTCCCAATAATTGTGATCAAATTTAAACTCCCAACCCATAGAAGATTTACCAATATGGATTCTCTCACCCATCATATCTCGTGCTTTCTCAAAATCATCTCTGTCTACTGCTTTTTTGATTTCTTCTTTACGCTCTTCAGTAGCTTGTGGAATTGCATAATAATTTGTACCCATAATAACCTCCTTAAATTTTATTTTCTAAAATATTATCTACTAATTTCAGAACACGCAGTTTATTGATTATAACTTGTTTTTGATCTTCTCCCAATCCGTAAAATAAAGTGCAAGTGTGATCTTCAATATCCCACTCTATTGTTTGTCCTCCCGGATAATTCTTACACACTATAAAATACGGATAGCCCATTATCTGCTCCCACACCGGATCGTGAATATTTTTTCTTTCAAATCCAAGTGCCATTACATCTGAATAATCAATATCAGATTTTTCTTGTAACTGATCTGTTGTAACTAATTTTAATAAATCCATAATTTTAATTATTTATTTCGTGACTGATTACAATCCATAAAAGCTAAAAGCTCCTGTACTTTTGCTGCATAATATGCTTTTGAACGCCCATATTTGTCAATAGTTTGATTTTTCTCTGTCATTCGACGAATACGATCATCCAACTCATCTATTTCTCTACCTCTACCTTCATCAGTAAGTTTTTTCATAATTTTAATCGTTTATCGGTTATAAATCAGATACATGAAAATCTTCAAGATGAACTCTTATATTGACAAGTGTATAACTCTCCATATAATCAACTATTTAAAAATTCTTCTTTTTCTTTTTCTCTCTGCATTCTACGCATTTGCCTCCGTATACGTGAATATTTCTCGCAAAACTCCCATCCATCATCTACAACCGGAGTGTATTTATCATTCCAGTTCACTACGTACCACTCTACAACTTCTTTTACTTCACGATAATCACGTCCATCTTCGATTAGTTTCTCAAATTCTTTCGCCCACGGCAGAAGTTTATCACTTGATAGTTCTGGATTAATTACAGATGCAAGTTTCTTTGCAAGCCTTGTGTATTTGTTGTCAACTTGCAGGCGAGCAGCTTCACGATAGAACAAAGAAAAGGCTTTATTACGAGAGGCAAAGTTGTTGAAAAGTACAGAAGGCAAATCACGTTTATTATTTTCAGAAAGTTCATTATCGTGTATTCTTTGTAAGATTTCTTTAATCTCCTGACCGGTAAACTGCTTGTTTAGCAGAGATTCCGGTACAGAGAAATTATTACAGAAATTAATTAACGGTTGTGTTGGACGATTGTCTTTCTTACAGACCACAGGCAGTCCTTGAAGTAAGTTATCCAATCTGCTTGCAGCAGCCTCATATACTTTACTTTCAGGACGCTTGTGTGATTGAGTTTTATTCAGGCTGTTCCAGAACGAAATAATTTCTTTGATTTTATCAGGATGTTTCACTTGTGAAACATAAGATACTTTAGTATCTGTATTCTTATTATCACTTGAAGCACTTATATTATTAGAACTTAAAGCACTTGTGTCTTGATGTCCATCATTGGATTCATCCATAGCATGGTTTTGATGTTCATGGATGGATTCTACAGCTGATCGGCTCCAGATGAAATTGATCTTGATGTACCACTTGTCAAATCTGCCTTTGTCGTTTCTTTTTTCTATTGCCTCTATCAATCCAAGTTCTGTTAGTTTCTTTCTTGCATTGTCAACTCTCTGTTGTCCCCACTTTAAAGATTTCATACAGTATTTTTTTGTTGCCCACGGTTGGTTTGTTTTCTGCCATTTTGCCGTGTAGTAATAGAACGTGTATAATGCAATCAGATCACTTGGATTTTCTTGTCGTAGAAATAAATCAAGTGTAGGTTTTGACAATACTATCGGTTCTTGGCTTGGATCATAAGTTGCAACCGTTTCTTGTTCTTTTGTTTGATATTCAGTTTGTTGTTCACTCATTTTGGATTTTGTTTTAAGAGTGAATGCTTGTCAACTAAATCGAATCGGTTAGCATAAGCTAAGTTTCTTGCTGACAAGCACTCACTTTTTATTACACTCGAATATCTTTTGATTCGTATTTTTTAAGAAATTTATGGATAGCTTTTGCACTCGGCATTACATATTTCTTTTTTGGCTTGCCGAATAAAGGTTTTACTGTTTTAGTATATCCAACTGCTTTTTTATACAAATCGTATTCTTTTTCTTCTTTTGTTTTAAAAAGTTTCATCACCATTTAATTTTTATTTGTTTAACACTAAATTTACTTGAAGATAAAGCTCTATTCATATCGAACGGCTCTTCTTCTATTGTGAAACCTCGATCTTTTAAAATGTTAAGAAGAAGTTCATATTGATCAAGATTAACGAAGTAATTTGTTCTTGCATCTGATATTTCACTGTCTACTTCTCCGATTACACATTTAAAATTAATATGTGAATTACCAGATTGAGCTGCTTCTTTTATTGCATTAAGTGCATTGTACACGTTAGCAGCCATTCTACTTGTTGGTCTTTGATACAATGCTTCATCAATTCTGTCTTGTCTTGCAAGCTCTCTTGCATCTAAAGCCTTGAGTTGGCTAGCAGGTTTTCCTACTACTTTCTCCATAGCTTCTCGCATTTTGTCTTTTTCTTGTTGTTTTGCATCATTAAAGTTCATAGTCTACCTCCATATTATTTATTGTGGTTTTCATTTCTTTATGTGTTTTTAATTTACGCAGCCATTCTCCTGCACGATAATTAGGTCCAAATTCATAATATTCTCCATCTGTTGTTGAAATACAGATTAAGAAATTTTCATTTACTTCAATGTTTTCGATTGTTTTGTTTATTAACTCTTGTTTTAACAATTCATTTTGTTGTTTTCTTCTCCATTCATAAGAATTTTTGTTTGTTTGTGTCATTTTGCACCACCGTATTATTTTTGATTTATTTTCTTCTTTTTCTTTTAGGTTGTCCGTTAAGTGATATATGTCCATTATTAACTAGGTCATGGATGAACTGTCGTCCTTTTTCAGTCCATCTCATTTGAATTGCAGTATTAACGTTTCCGGTTTTGTTGTCTGTATATGATTTAGTAACAGAACTGGTATAACCTTTTCCTAAATGTTCTCTGTATAAATACCAAGTATTTCCTTGTTTGTATTGAACACTTGCTTTCTGCAATTCTTTATTTAGTTTTTGTCCAGAAATTTTAAAGTCTTTCATGGCAATTTCCGATATTTTGTATAATGATTCGCTGTTTGAAATTTTATTAGCGTATTCAGCTTTATTTTCAAGTTCTTTGTTTTGTTTTTTTAATTCATCTTTTTCATCTTCTGATTTCAAAAGACGATTGGCCAGTTCAATGTTCATTTTTGCAAGTGTTCTGTTGTCTGTGTTCTTTATTGAAGTTTGTCCTTCAGTCATCAATTCTTTTATCTTATCATTACACCAGATTGCGAACTGAGGAGAAAGCCAGCGTGCAAACTCTAATGCAACATCTTCGTGCATCCAAGTTCCGGGTGCAACATTTTTAGTGGCAGGTCCTCCTCTTGAAGTTGTAATTAGTTGATTTTCAGTAATACCAGAAAATCTTGTATTTCTCAAAGTCTCTAAAAATGAACGAGTTGAAGGTAAATGTAACCAATCATTAGGTCTTTTTCCAAACGGTTTAGCCATTTCAGTGGCATTGATCATTACTACTCCATTGTTTTGTTTGAATGTTATTTTAGAGTTTCCGTATTGAAATGGAGTGATATTCGTGTTAGTTTGTTGCGTTGATTCTTCTGTTGATTGAATAGAATCTTTGTTGTCTTTCTTAAAATTATATTTGTCCATAAGTTCTTGTCCTTTTTCTGAATAAGCTGGTACAAAGTTATCTGGTAATTGATTATGATTTCTGTAATTAGAAGCATATATCATTGTAAACTGATTACCTCTTCTTTTTATTTTTGCTTGATGTTTTCCATCTCTTATATATTTGATGTCTTTGTCAATTGAATCTATGATGTCTTCCATATATAAATCTTTATATACTTCGTAAGCACTATCAGGATTTTTCTGTCCAAATCCTCTTGCTCGTGCTATACTTGCGTAATTTATATTTGCAAGTAAGTCCACTCTTTCATTTTTATTAACAAAGTCTATTGCTGCTGAATAGTCTTCATGAGAGTATCCATTTGCATCAACATATACAAGTCCGTACCTATATTTTACACTGCCTAAATTCCATAAGGCATCTTTGAAGTTTTTATTTTTTAGTTTAACATTACAATTTGTGTTATTTTTTATTTCTTTCTTAAAATATTTGTTATAATTTTTTGTTAGTTTTTCAAATGCTTTTTTATTTTTTTCAATCAGAAACAAGGTTGTGGGTATATCATCAATTTCTTTGCTTTGTCTGATTATTTCATTTAAGAATATTCCGGGAGAAGTTAAATTCATATCTCCTCCGGTTTCTAAATCTCCTGCGGTACAGTCAATAAAAGTTAGTCTGCTATAAGATAAATAAGGATCATGTTCTTTGAAAATTCTGAACAAACGTTGTATTACTTGTTCTACGTTTTTCTTAACATCTTCTTGTTTATACTGTGTTAATTCTGAATGTCCTACCATGATTAGAATATTTTTAAGTTATACAAAACAAAGCCCGGATAGAGGTATTGCGGCCAGCAACATAAAACTATCCGGGCTTTCACTTATTGTTAAACCTATGAAACTATGAGAAACAGTAATTTTATTCTGTATGTTGCTGGCCATTTTCATACTGCAATATTAAAACAAAATTTTTAAAATAACAAACAATTCAATCAAAAAATTTGAATTGAGAAAAAGAATTATATCTTGCAAGTTTCTGTCCGCTGGTCCATGAGTAGATTTTAACGATTTCTACATCCTGGTCCGTGTGCATATTAACATACATTGCAAGAACAAGTGTAATTTTCTTTTTTGTTTCAATGTTTATAAGTCTCCACACATTTTCTCTCACATACACTTTGTGTAGTTGAGGTTGAATTTTCTCTGTAAAATCTTTTTGTATTAGCAGTTGTACTTTTTCACGTACATCTTTCTCTACATTAGTTGGATACTGTGCATTTGCGATTGTTATTGAAAACAATCCAATTAGTGAAATTAAAATTAGTTTTTTCATAATTTCTCTAGTTCTTTATCAATTTCTTCTATTTCTTGTTCTACTATGTCAAGCAGATAAGCGTGAATTTTGTTTAGATTGCCTATTGTTAAACAATCAAAACTATGTTTAATGTCTTCAGTATTTTTTATTGTAATACTGTCGAGATCATATCCATTACAATCATAAAGTTCTTTCTGCAACTGCTTTAAATCTTCTTTCGTGTTAAGCAGTTCAATTACTTTCTCTGAATTTTCTGGTTTCATAATTTACTCGTTTAAATGTTTATTAATTTCATTGTCAAGTTGTTTCATTTCTTCTGTTACAGTGTTGTATATGAATTCAAATATCTTTTTTTGACTTTCATAAGAAAGCGATTGAAATTCATACGATGCAAAATCAAGATCAGAGATATTAGTCTCACTGAATGTGTGCACACGTCTTAGATGATCTTGTGCTTTTTTTAGTTTTTGAAACTTTTCATTAGTTTGTTTTAATTTTTCAAATTGTTGTCGTGTCATAATTTATTGTCTTTTTTAAGTTTTACAATTAGTTCATCCATTTCATCTTGTGGAGTATCAGCCGGATCAGTTTCGAGCAGAACGTTCTTTGTCTTTACTCCACGAAATTCAAGTTCTTTTCGCATTTCGTATGCTTTTCTCTGAGCATCATCTTCTGGATCATACATTACAAAAACAAAATCAAAAGTATTGGCAATAATTCTGAGTTGTCTATTTGTAAATCCGATTCCAAATGTAGCGGCAGCGTCACATCCAATTCTCCAAGCGTCGAACACGCCTTCCACAATGAATCCATAAGTCTTCCACTCGATAAAAGGCATTCCGTATAAAATGTCTTTATGATGAATAATTTCACGCCATTTCGGACAAGCCTTGTAATTTATTTCTGCTTCTTCGCTCACGTCTCTTGTTTGCCAACTCACGAGTTTTCCTCGGTAGTTGATTGGCATTAGTATCCGGTGTCGGTACTCTGATCCGTCTAGTTGGCTAACTGGTCCGGTGGCTTTAATCAGCCAGTTATTTTGAATCTCATCCGGTTTGAATCCTCTTTTTCTGAGGTATTTTTTATGAAGCGGTTTAAGCATATCACTTGTAGATGATGGATAAGCAATTTCTTTCTGATTCGGTTTTTTCTCTGCCGGTATGTCCGGCTTTCCATCATAACGGTGAACAATTTGTTTTGCTTGTTTGTAACTTACATCAAGTAACTTACTTATTGTTATAGTTTTGTTCCAACTGCCACAACGCCAACAGAAGAAGCCGTAATCATCACTGTAATTATATCCACAGTGCATGGAGTGATCATCACAGTGCGGACAAGTGATATTTAACCAACCACCGGATACATTTTTTCCGGTGGTGGTGTAAGGTATACTGTAATCGTTAAGAAAATCAAAGATTCTCATAATTCAATTGTTTTTATTAATTACCATTCTTCTGCTTCTTTACGTGTCAAAAAGAAATGAATACCATTTGAACAATTAACACGAGGATCAGGATCATAACTGTCAGCATAAGTTCTTTTTCCTACTTTGTAGGTTACTCTATTATCATTCGTTCCATTTTGACATTCATTAGTCTCATTCCCTTTGTTATCAAAGATATTGAGGACATCAACAAATTCAGCTCTACATTTTCGTCCCGCAAGGTGATTGTGTCTTTTTGCATTTGCTGGTATTAATAGTTTAATGATGTAATCATTTTCTCCTTTTTTCCAGGCTATGAATGATCCTTCTTCTGGCACAATTTGAAATAGGTGTTTAATTTTGTCTACCTCCAAGACAGCACCTCTCAAGTCAGCACCTCTCAAGACAGCACCTCTCAAGTCAGCACCTCTCAAGTCAGCATGTCTCAAGTCAGAATTTGTCAAGTCAGCACCTCTCAAGTCAGAATTTGTCAAGTCAGCATGTCTCAAGTCAGCATGTCTCAAGTCAGAATTTGTCAAGTCAGCATGTCTCAAGTCAGAATTTATCAAGCCAGCACCTCTCAAGTCAGAATTTGTCAAGTCAGAATTTGTCAAGTCAGCACCTCTCAAGTCAGAATTTGTCAAGTCAGCACCTCTCAAGACAGAATTTTGCTTGACTGCTTCTTCTAACAACTCTTTAACTGTTTGAGCATTTTTTGATTCAAAAAGAGTTTGTTCGAAAATTGATTTAATTGTTTTCATAATTCAATTGTTTTTATAAGTTATACGATAATTTTTTAAAAAAGTTTCAAATTTTTTTCAATTCTTTTTTTGCTCTATGAAGCAATGGTTTTAGAGTGGATACTTTTATATTAAGCATTTGAGCAATTTCATAATATGTGTATCCTTGCATAAACAACTTCAATGATGTTTTATAATAAGTTCTCAAATGCTCGATTGCATCATAAAGCATGAATGTAAGTGAAGGCATTGTTTTATAATCTCTTTCTATAATCGGTAAATGTCTTAATTCTTTTTCTTGCCTGATAAAATCAATTACATTGTTAACAGCACAACGATGAGCATAAGTTAGAAAAGAAGCATCAGAATGATTATTATAGTTTTCTGCTGCTTTAATGTAGCCAATTGCTGCTTCTTGATACAAGTCATTGCGGTCTATTCCGGTTGTCTTGTAGAAGTTGTAAGCAATTGCCGAGATGTCTTTGAGGTGCGTTTTAGTTAGTTTCATAATTTATTTATTTTATGTGCTATATTAATTGCAATTATTGTAAATACTGATCCTAATATCCATGAACTTAAACAAACAAATTCTGCTGTTTTTATTTGTTCTGGTTCAGCATTAAAATATTCAACAAAAGTAGTGAAAGTTGTAGCTATCGCAATAAAAAGAAATATTGCTCCTAAAGTTGTAAATATTTTCAGTAGTATTTTCATAATTCATTCATTTATTTGATTCTACGTAAAGTTGTCTAAATAGTTTCCACGCTTCACGGATAGATTGTCCGTCATGTCTCATCCACGGATATACATTTTCTACTCCGTTTTTCATACATCTGGCACGATTCTGCCAAATCCAGTCTATACTGCTATCACCGTCAATTGCGGCTTTAAAATCCGAATAATTTTGAATTTGTGTGTTCATAATTCATTAAAGGTTTTCGATTATTAGTTTTCTGAATTTAATGTAAATAGAACCATCAACTTGCTTGTCTTTTGTGTAATTTTCTACAATTTCGCTTACAAGCTCAATTTGTTCGTCTGTCAGATTTTTGTCTAATAGCATAGTTGCTTGTGAATAGTCGATTGGATTTAATGTTATCATAATTCCTCCTCTTCTAATTGTTCGTAATATTCGTTCATAAGTTGTGTTAATAGGCTGCTTTCGTCTGTTTCTTGTCCATCTGTAACTCTGTCAACTACTTTACGTTTTTCATCAATCATTCTTGCAATCTTTTCTTCAATTGTGTCGTTGGCAAGAAGATAATACACGTTAACAGAGTTTTTCTGTCCAATACGATGTACTCTGTCACTTGCTTGATCGTGGTCAGATGGAGAATGACCAAGTTCTAAAAAAGCAACTTTTGAAGCGGCAGTGAGCGTAATGCCAACTCCGGCTGCTTTCATATTGCCTACAAACAGCCGAACAGAATCATCATTTTGAAATTTGTCTACTGCTTGTTGCCTGTTCTTTTGGCTTACACTACCGTCAATCTTTACAGCAACACCGGAGAATTTTTTCATCAGTTCATCAATTACAAATTTGTGATGTCCGAATACAACTAATTTTTCTCCGGTATCTAAAATGTCTTTAATCCATTCAGTAGCGTTTTTCAATTTGCCTTTTACAGCTACTTGTTTTAGTGTAGAAATTTTTGCAAGTGCTTCAGCGTTTGATGCTTTTCGTGCTGCTTTTTTGCCTTTGGTTTCTCTGATAAAAGTGATAAAATTATTTTCAGCTCTTTTGTATTCATCTGGATTGTCAATTTCTACAGGCAAAAATGTTCTAACTTTATCCGGCAATTCACTTAAAACATCTTCTTTTTTTCTCCGGAGCATTACAGTCTTTACAAGTTTTCTGTGCAGTTCATTTGTATTGGTTGCTCCGGATACATCTAATCCGTATCGTGTTTGTTTTGCTCCACAATACTTTTTAACATATCTCCACCAAGATGGGAAGATAGAACGGTCAATTAAGTTAATTGCATTGTATACTTCAATTGGTCGGTTGATAACAGGTGTTCCGGTTAGTCCAATTACATGAGGCATTTTTCTTGCTATCTCTTTTACTGCTCTCGTTCTCTGGGCTTTATTGTTTTTTATATAATGAATTTCATCTCCTATAAAAACTTGTGGACCAAATTCTTTTAACGTTTCAGTCCAGTCTTTGATAATGTCATAATTGATAATAACAATATCTGATGTAATTTCGTAAGGAGTTTTACCGGATAAAATTTGAATATCTGGATTGTCTAGCCATTTTTCTGCCTCTCTTTTCCAGTTCAATTTAAGCGATGCCGGTACAACAATAAGCACCGGTCTTTTTTCCGGGTGCATTCTTATCCATGTCAGGGCTTGCACTGTTTTTCCGAGTCCCATCTCATCAGTTATCAAAGCACGTCCACCTGTTTCTTCTATAAAATTTACTCCGGTTCTTTGAAAAGGATACAATTTTTCAATGATGTCATTGTCTCCGATTTTTTCTTCATCTAATTGATCATCTATATCATCAGGGTCAATGTAGGCATTGTTGATAAAATCCCGTAAATCCCCGGATAATTTAAAGCCCCACATATCTAGCCATTCGACTGCCTCTATTGATAAATCACACGTCCAGTATTTTTTGCCGTTATCATCGTGAAATTTACGGTTAGGTAATTGCCGCACACGTTGGACGTCTTCCTTGTTATAAGGAAAAGTTATTTGGATTTTTTTGTTGCCGTGCCGGGTGGTATAAATCCAAGCGGCACGGACAACTGTTTTTTTAGCTTGTTTCATAATTTATTCTGTTTGATTAAATTTTATTGTCATTAATGCAACTACAATTAATGTTTGTCCGACTAAAACTGCAATTTCAAATCCATGAAAATGATAATTTAAAGCTAAAAATCCTGCCATTATTAATCCTATCGTTATACTAAACCATGCGGTTCCTCTTCTTACTTTTGTTTCCATAATCTGCGAGTTATTTAAGGTTTAACAATAAAAGTTAAAGAAGACCTGTCAAGATTATAATACAATTTACTTGACAGGTTCTTTGTTGTTTTAATTATTCATCTTTCCATGGTTCTTTTTCAAGTTCCCAATAGCAAACATAATCTCTTTTTCCATCTAAAAAATCTTGATAGTGTTGTATTGCAATTTTCATTCTTTCAATTGTTTCCTCTATTTGTTGTTTTGCTTCTTCTTTTTCAATTTCACCACTCCAAATACGATTTTTTCTAGGTTGATATTGGTCTATTAAACAATATTGTGAATTGTAATCACTTGTCCAAACCTGAACAATATAGTTCATTGATCCGATAAAAGTTAATTTTTCTTTATTTATTTTCATTTCTCAATAAATTTAAAAGTTTGACAATTCATTTTTAACAAGTTCACGAAAATTCATCAGTTGATAAGCAGGCATCTTTTCACCTCTTAAATGTGAAATTATTATGCCATTACAGAGATTTTTATCCAGATCATCTAGCATACTACTATCATGGTTCAGAATCATTTTTGCATTCTGATAATCTTCTTTTGATACGATTTTCATTTTTTCACGTTCTTTCATAGTTTTTAAGTTTTAATGTTTGCGTTTTAATTTGGTTTTAGATATTCAACATTTCTTCAATTGGATCGTATAAAGCCAAATCTAATTCTGCTTTTATTGCTTTCCGGGCTTCTTTTTTCTTTTTGCGTGGGAGTTCTTTAGTCTCTTCCCATTCATCTTGTAATTTTTTAACCCACTCTTTCTTGTTAGTTTTATAAGAATCATAATAAGAAAGAAATGTATAGATGTAAGGTAGTGCTTTCATTTTTAAAAAAGTTTAAAGTTACCGGAGTAAAATAAAACCCCGGTAACGTTGGTTTGACAATTTATTCAGTATAAATGAATGTTTCATCATTTACAAAAAAATCTAGGTCAATTTCTGAATTTTCATCTGCTTTAACTTCTTCTCCGGTTTCTTCATAATGTAATGTTACACCATCGTATAAGTTATTTACTTCTTTTCCGTCAATTGATCCAATTACATCAACCAGACCGGACAAAATTCCGTTAAGTTTAAAACAACGCGGATCAGTATAGCCACCTCTAACATCACAACCACCATGAATTTGTAACAATACGTAAGGAGTATCATTATAAACAAACGTTCTGAAAAGTAATGTTTGTGAAATGTTTTCATCGTAGTTATATGTATTAATCGGAGGTTGCATTTTTTCATGTGGTATAATCTCTTCAATTTCTTTATGAGTAACCCACGGGTACTCATTATCTTTTAAGATCTGGTCAATGCTATTGCAAAACTGATCACGTTCTAAAATTTCATTTAGATAATGATATACTGATACGGCGTATAAAATATCACCGTCTCCAAATGTTTCATAACTTACACGTGACTGACTGTCAAAATCTATGTTTTGATTTTTTTCATAGTTACGTCCGTAAGCATCACCGGAATCTAATAAAGCACGTCCGGTATTTTCTTTTAACATTTGTTTTAAAATTTCTTTAGTTTGCATAATAATTAAAATTTATAGATTTAACAATAAGATAAGAGGGGTAAATAAACCCCTCTTTTGATTAACTCCATTCTGCTTGCTTATATTCCTCAATATTGCTTATAATTGTTTTTTCAATATCCCGAATGAGATTTTTAAGAAATTTATAAGATTTTTTTATTCTTTCATTTATCATATATTCGGGAATATGTTGTGATTCAATATTGTATTGAATGGCATTGAGATATTTTAAAAACTGGTATGTATTTACTTTTTGATAATTGCGTGAAAAATCAATAAATGAATACATCCAGGTTTCCGGGATTGGTTCATTATCGTATTTATGAACAAATGATAATTCATTTAAATAACTCCAATCCTTTACCATGTTTTGAATTTTCTCTTTTGTCATTGTTTGATCGGACAACAAAGAACAATAATTTATATCTACAGTTTTGTGGAATTTATAAGACTGCATTTTATTGTTTACTTTGTTAAATACTTCGTGGTTTATTAGCATTACACTCATAATTGATAAGTTTATAAGTTATACTTTTCTTCCCAAGCAGCAAAAGGAATGTCTAACCAGATTTTTCCATCAATTTGGTTTTTAAATTGCTGAATATTCCTAAAAAACTTATAATTGTTTTTAAGATAATTAAATACTTTATCAGTTTTTCTCACATATAAATCTGTTTCGTGTCGGCCAAAATCTGAATCGTTAAGGTTACAATTTTCTTTTAATTGTTCTTTTAATGTTTTCATAATTTTTTGTGTTTTATTTGTTTAACAATTCCCTTTTATTAACAAATTGGGTAAAATATCGCATATTTATATCAATGTATTTGTTATAATTTTCCAAAGGATTACCGGACAACATTAAATTTTCTTTTGTTATACCTGTATACGGTTCAATGGCTTTAATTAAATTATCCTGGGCTTTTCTCTCTTGATTTTCTGCAATAAGTAAAGGGCAATAACCATAATCAACATTAAAACCTTCATCTAAATAAAATTCGTGCATTTCCTTTTCATAGATTTTAAAATCTTTATCAGAAATTAGTTCTAGGTGGTTAGGGTTAGTTAAAACTCCTGGTTTTCTTCCTTTGTTTGTCCATTCTTTTGATATTTTAAATTGATGTTTCTGTAAAACTTTATGTTGTTGTGGTTTTACGATTTCCTCAACGGTTTCCCGGTAAGCTTGGGCCATTAAAACGTTTTCAACTGTTCTTAATACATTTTTATCACGGCTCATTTTCTGCAATGTTTGTTTTGTGAATTTCATAACTATTTGAATTTATAGGTTTAACAATTAAAATTCAACTGGTAAAGCATAAATTATACAATGATGATATTTTTTTGCACGTTTTTTCACTTGCCGTCCGGTCCCGATAAACGCCGAATTATTTAAAAGTAACATATAGGGTTTATGGCTTTGAACGTCTTCAATATTTACTGTTTTTACTTTTTTCATTTTGTTTGATTTTAAACTTGCGATTGAATGATTTTTCCTTGTAAATTAATTAAATGAATGTTTCCATGATCATTAATAAAATAAATGTTAGGATAAAAATTATTTCTCTTCATCCAGTTATTTATTGCGTCTAAACATTCATCCATTTCTAAAAATTCGCCTAGATTATCTAGTTCACATTTTACAATATAGCCATTTCGACTGTCTGAAATTATACAGTCATCATCTTGTATTTTTGTTCTTAAATCTTTCATAACACGTTTAATTTAAAATTATTACAAAACTATAATCTTTGGTAATTGCGTTGTAAATTCGTACGTCATAATCTATTCCATTTACATTGTAGATCACTCCGTACGAATTTTGCATTTTACTTTCATTATCCATTTTTCGGATAATACGTTTTAATTGTTGATAGAAATAAGGTTTCATTTTATTGACTGGTTTAGAACATTTTTTAGACTGAATGAATAATAATGATAATTAATATTGACAAGTTTTAAATGTTTAACTCTTCTATAAAATCAAAATGATCTCTAATAACAATTTTATAATTCACGTCTTCTAGGATTATATATCCTGTATTTGGAATATAATTCTTTTTCCCGAAATAATTTTTTAATTTTGTTTCAACAACTGTGCGACTAACTTTTCCTGAATGAGGGTGGATAATTGTTAATCCTTTGTAATTTGATTTTTCTCTGTTCTGTATTTTCATAATTAATTGAATTTTACATTGATTTAATTTTTATTTGCTTTTTTGTAGTTTTATGGTTTTCAACTTTGTATGTAGTTAGTTCTTTACTCTCTACAGCCCCCGCCAACTCTACGTTAGCGGGAGCCGTAAATTTAATTCTTACAATACATGAAATAAAACACTAATTATCACTATCATTGCAACGAATGCAATTTTAAGCCAGTTTGCAGCACGTTCAATCTCTTCTGCTGACCTGGTTTTTCTTACTTTTGTTTTTGATCCGTCAACGTACTTCATAGTTTTGTTTGTTTTAGTTGAACAATGTTTTCTTTATTATATTCTACGTACAAATATATATAAATGTTGTATTCTATCCAAACTTTTTCAAAGAAAATTTTAATTTTTTATTCTATTTAGAATGATTCTAAATAATGATATAACATTCTGAACATATGTTTAAAACAACTATTCTATTTAACATAATTCATATTATTAGACAAAATAATTTTGGTACTCGAATACTTTTTTAATGTTTTTATCGTATATTTGTAAACAAGTATTTCAATACTTAATTTACTTAAATCTTATTTGCAATTGTGGTACTCGAATACTTAAATATAAATAATATTATTTGCAGGTTGAGTTTAGGAGGAAGGCGGAAGTACACCTCTCGACACTCGATCAAAAATTAAAGTTCTCTGGAGGGTAATAAATTAAGAAGTATATGACGCAAAGACGAAAACGAACAGATTCAAAATATACTAGGACCTCTGAAAATTCTGAAAAAAATTTAGAGGTTTCCGGGGGGTATAATAAAGACAATCCTCGTCAGACCGGTGAAATTACTGTAGATTATAGTAAGCCTGCTGTAGTTAGTGATGAATTGATCTTTGAAATATTCAAGTTTGCCTCTCGTGGTTTTCCTCAGACAAAAGTAGCCGAAGAGATTGGCATGAGTCTGGATAAACTGAAGAAATTGCGTGATGAGAATGAATTGGTTGAAAAGGCGTTTTCGCAAGGACAACAGGCGGCTGTTGAAGATGTTGAATATGCTTTGTATAGAAAAGCTCTTGGATTTGAAAAAGAGGTTGAAGAATTGAAATTTAACAATAAAACCGGCACAGCCGAACGAGTAAAAGTGAATCGTTATTTTCAGCCGGATATTAATGCTATAAAATATTTTCTCTCTCATAACAGGCCGGAGAAATACACGCAAAAAGGCCATGACAATAGTAAACGCAACAGCGTTCAGTTTAAAGAGACTAAAGAGATTAATTTCTCTGGTGTAGATATGTCGGATAAGGATAAGATGCGTGAGGCACTCGAAAAAGTGATTAGTGGTAATGGGCAATAATCAGGATTTACAAACGGTATTCGAGAATCCGCTTGCTGCAATGCGAAAATTGGTGCAGGAGGATTTTTACCAGTTTATCCAGTATTTCTGGCCGGAGTATTCTGCTGACGAGTTTATACCGAACTGGCATATTAGAGTGATAGCGGATGAGCTTCAGGATATGGCCGAGCGTGTGGCTGAGGGGGAGGCTAAAAAACACGATCTTATTATTAACGTTCCCCCGGGATCAAGTAAAACGTACTGTGTATCAATAGCTTTTCCAATCTGGTGTTGGTGTAATTGGTACTGGATGAGATTCATCACTGCTTCTTATTCTTCTCGTGTTTCACTGGAGAGTGCTGTTTACGCACGTGACATACTCAGAAGCGCAAGATTTCGCCAGCTTTTTCCTGAACTTGGTGTGAAACGGGATAAAGACACGAAAGAAAATTACCGGGTTGTAAAATATGATGAGGACGGCAATGAGCTGCCGGGCGGTAACCGGTTTTCATCTTCTATCGGTGGTACAATGATGGGTTTTCACGGTAATTTTCTGATCATGGACGATCCGATTGATCCGGCATCGGCAGAAGCAGAAGCTCAGGTGCAGAGAACAAACAGGTGGATTAATTCTACATTCTTAACACGTAAAGTACAAAAAGAAATTACTCCGTATATATTAATACAACAAAGAATACACCAGGATGATCCAACCGGCCATGCGCTTCATCATCGTGGCAAATCCATAAGGCATATTTGCCTGCCGGGTGAGATTAAAAATTATCCTGATGAGGTTAAGCCGAAAGAACTAAAAAAATATTATTCCGGTGAAGGGCTTCTCGATCCGAGACGTTTAAGCTGGAAAGCACTTAATGAAGAAGCGCAGAAAGGACAATTTCATTACGCCTCGCAAATAGGACAAAAACCTGTGCCGCCGGGTGGGGGATTGTTTAAAGCTGATCGGTTTCAGATTCTTGATCAGTTGCCGTCGAACAACATACAACGCACTGTAAGATATTGGGACAAAGCCGGTACTGCCGGTGGAGGAGATTACACGGTAGGTGTTAAAATGCACCAGCTTAAAGGCGGTTATTGGCTTATATCTGATATGAAGCGTGGACAGTGGGGTAGTGATGAAAGAGAGCGAATAATTAAAGAAACAGCTCGTGCAGACGGTCCGGATACAGAAATATGGATTGAAGTAGAGCCGGGTTCAGGCGGCAAAGAATCTGCGGAGGCAACAGTGAGAAATCTGGCCGGTTTTGCCGTTTACATGGATCGGCCAACAGGAGATAAGGTAAAGAGGGCAGATAGTTATTCTGTTCAGGTTAACAACGGTAATGTATGGCTTATGAGAGGAGACTGGAACACAGAATTTATTGAAGAACACCGGTACTTTCCGTATTCGAGGCATAAAGATATTTGCGATAGTTGCAGTGGTGCTTTTGCGCATTTAGTTGAAGAGAAAGAAGTAATTATATGGTAAAGAAAAAATTATATGTAGAGCAGTCTTATAGACAAGACAATGACAATTATGCTGATATGGTTTCACATCAACATTTGGTTGTCGAGTATTGGTTGTTTGGTATAAAAGTGTATAAGTTCGAGAAGGATATTTTGCCTTATCCGGGAACAGAAAATAATAAGAAAAAAGGATTGGGATATTAATGAAATGTATTTAACAGATAAAAATACCGGCGAGACAATCGAGGTGAGAGCAGATGATATAATGGATTATCAGCCAAAAGAAGGTTATACGAGTTTGCTTGTTATACAGGATGAATCATATAGCCTTAATCGGCTTGTGTGGATAAATGTTGTCGAGAGTATCTCCGAGATTGATGATGAAATGTTGTATGGTACAGAATAAGACCTCGGACGCTTATGTACTAGGAGGGATGAAACTTACTAACATGGTGCACCAGCCGGGATTGTTTTAAAAATCTGCATTGCTCAAAGAGCGTTTGCACTGGAGTTGAATCGGGACTCCGAAAATAAACCGGTTACATCCCTTGTGGCTAATATGCCACTTGGTCCCTTCAGGATACGTTCTGAAGGGTTACTTTAAAAACGATAAACTACACTTTTTGTAGTAAAACGAAAATATATGGCAGAAGAAGAAAATACAAATAAATTAAGTTGGCTTGACAATATTAGTGATAATCAGCTTGTGAAAATACACTCGCAAGTCACTAATACTACTCTGCCAACTGAAATGATAGAACGTTCACAACTTGCTGCTCGTTTTGGACAACAGTACGGTGGTGATCGTGATATTTATGCTGCACTTGGCTATCCTGACACGATTGAATTTAATGATTATCTTGCCAAGTATCACAGGCAGGATATTGCACGGGCTATTATTGATAAGCCTGTTAATGCAACTTGGCGTGGTGAGATTAATATACGTGAGGCAGGAGAAAAACAGGAGAAAACAGGATTTGAAGAGGATGTAGAAGAACTACAAAAGAGGCTCCGGCTTAAAAACTGGTTCTCTCGTTTGGATAAACTAACCGGACTAGGACGATACGGCGTTCTTCTGCTTGGATTTGATGATGTAAAGAAAGAGGCTGATTTTAAAAAGCCGATAAAAAGAGGCATGCGTAAATTACAATACGTGATGGCTTATGGAGAAAATCGTGCTGAGGTAAAAGAATGGGAAAATGATACTTCTTCACCTCGTTATTCGATGCCTAAATCGTATAATATTACAATTAAAGGACCGGAGCAAACAAGCAGCAGAAGTATAGAAGTTCATCCGTCTCGTGTTATTCATGTAATTGACGGAGCTTTATCTTCTCACACTTATGGCAAGCCGAGGCTAGAATCCGTTTATAATCGTTTGATGGATTTGGAGAAACTCACAGGCGGTGATGCAGAGATGTTCTGGAGAGGTGCAAGACCGGGTTATGTTGCAAAAGAAGACCCGAACTACAATCTTACTTCTGAGAAACGTGAGCAAATGAAAGAAGAAATTCAGAAGTACGAGCATAATTTAAGGCGTGTGTTTGCAGTAAGAGGTGTGGATTTACAACCACTTGATCAACAGATAGCCTCTCCGGCTGAACACGTTGATGTGCAAATACAAATGATTTCTGCCGTAACCGGCATTCCGAAAAGAATACTTGTAGGCTCCGAGAGAGGAGAGCTTGCATCTAGTGAAGATAGAACGCAGTGGCTTTCTGAAATTAAAACACGCAGAGAAGAATTTGGTGAAGATAAAATTATACGACCACTTTTAGACAAATTAATGGAGTATGGAGTTATAAGAAGGCCGGATACAGGAGATTATTTGATAGAACAAGAAGATTTATTTGCTCCATCTCAAAAAGAAAAAGCAGAAGTTGGACGAGTAAGAGCAGAAGCGGCTTATTATTATGCACGTTCTCCGTACTTGCCAGAGATATTGCCGTTCAAGGCTTTCTTGAAGTACGGTTGGAGCCTTGATAGTAAACAGATAGAGGATATTCTAAATATGGAGGATGATGAAGTTGCACAAGAAGTAAGACGAGTGCAAGAAGAACAACAAAGAGAAAGAAATAATGGACAAAGTAAACCGATAAACGAATGACATTACAATTAAGCGATAGTGATGCAGCACTTCTTGGATATACGCAAAGTGGCACTGCAATACCAGAATTTGAAGAGACTTATATATCAGATGAAGAAGAATATACTGTAATGGTTCTTGACAGTAGAGGTAATAGACAACCTGAAATAGAAGAAGATATTATAGAAGTAATAAACAGCATTTAATATGGAGTACATTTTATTAGGATTAGCTTTTCTGCTTTTTAACGGTTTTTTGTTTTATACTTATAAGAAGTATAGTATAACACATTCAATTTCTGCAACATTTGATAAGTTGGAGAAAGAAGGTAAGCAGTGGATATTCCAAACGGTTCAGTTTGGTTTTTCCGCTTGTATATTTATAGCAGCTACTATTGGAGTGGCTAAAGGATATTTAGGCTGGCAGGCAATGTTTCTACCGGCGGCGGCAATGTCGATAGTGTTTTCATCGCTTGCCGGGGATACAGAAGAAGATGAAATTGTAATGAGAAATCACACATATGGAGCTGTTGGTGGTATTTTACTTGGAGCCTTGTTTATGGCGTTTACAAGTTGGTTTTGGTTCTTTATTGCAGCTTTAGGCGGTTTGACTAGCTGGTTTATGGTTAAAGAAGAAATTGAGAATCATACGTATTGGATAGAGGTAATTTGGTTTCATCTTGTTTTGATTACACTTTTAGTTGAAATATTATAAAAATTTAAGATATGGCAAATTCAAAAGACAGTGGTAGTTATTATGTAGAAGCCACAATAGATACTGCTGGATTCTTTACTGATCCGGTAGGTATGTATAAGAGAAATAGAGATAAAATATTTTTTACTATTCGTGCATCTTCTGATTTTAGTGGCACTGTTCATCTTCAGTTTAAAAATGCTGATAGAGATACATATTGGCATGATTATGATAGTTATACTGCTGATGACCGTCGTGTAATTGAAATGTCTCCATCAGTAATATGGAGAGCGGGTGTGAAGAGTGGTAATTTAAGTACAGGAGATGTAACGGTTGGATTTGATTGGTAAGATAATAAGTTAGGATATGAGTGTAGGTAAATCAGTACATAAGTCAGTTTGGAGATCAGCTTTCAAGGCGGTCAAAATTCCATTTCCGTGGGGAGGAGTGACAGTAGTTGTTACTTTTTCAGAAAGCAATAATGTTCAGGGTGCAACAATAACCTGCAACGGAGAATCACAGGATACAGATGTCAACGGAGAGGCACAGTTTGAGTTGTATGGTAATAAAAATTATAATTACACGATAACTAAAACCGGGTATGAAGATTACAATGGTACTCTAATTGTAGGTAGTCAGAACTTCACTGAAAGCATTACACTTTCTGATTTGCCAGAATACCTTGATTTTATTACAACTGAAACAGGGGCGTTCAGTGGTACAATAACAATGGGAGTAGGTGGAGCTAGTGTAAATTATAACTATACTTAATTATGGCTTGGTTAACAGGATGGGTTAAGAGAACAGAGATTACACTTGATAATACAAATGTTGACAGTGATCAGACGCATTTTCGGCATTTGATTAAGATTGGTACAGCTGTTGGTCAGAGCAATCAGGATATATCACGTATATTTGATGAAGTTGGGGCAAATTGGCAGAAAATTGCCGTATGTGATTCAACAGGCAATACTCAATTATATGTAGAAGTGGTTCACTGGGATGAAGTCAATGAAGTAGCCTACCTGATTGTTTCAAGAAGTGATTGGGTGCGAAGTGCTGCTTCTGCTGATACAATCTATATATATTATGACAATTCACAATCGGATAACACAACTTATGTAGCCGGGCCGGGAAGCAGAACAGAAATTTGGGATAGCAATTATAGTGGAGCATGGAGTTTAGAACAAGATCCATCTGGTACTGTCCCGCAAATGACTGATTCAAGTGGAAATGGCAATCATGGCACTACAGAGGGAAGCATGACTTCCGGTGATCTGGTAGATGCTCTAATAGGAAAAGGTCTGGATTTTGATGGAGTTGATGACAGGATAAATGTTCCTTATCATAGTACATTATATCCGGGCAGTGAGGCTTTCTATGTGAGTGTAGTATTTCAATCGACTGTAGATAAGCTGCATACTTTGGCTATATTAATGCAGTCAGACCAGTATAATTATGGGACAGTTGTCGTGGGAGGGTATTCACTTGTAGTTAATGAATCAGGTAGTGGACTTGCTCGTGCTGAATTTGGGGATGGCACGAATAAAGTAACTGTTTGGGGTACTTCCAACCTCCTAGATGGAAACAAACATAAGGTAACAGCAATATATGATGGAAGCGGAACTGTATACCTATTTGTGGATGGTGTTCAGGAAGGAACAGACACAAATGCTAGTATTGGCAGTATTACTATCGACTCAGATTATGATCTGCACTTTGGATGGGAGGCTGAAGGGGAAACAGGAACCTGGGCAGATGCGATACTTGATCATATAGAAATTGCGCAGGTTAATAGAAGCGCAGATTGGGAAAAACTTGCTTATCATA